CCGCCGTAATAGGCGTTCACATATTCCTCGAAACTCATTGCCATATTTAGTACCCCCTTCCCGCCTTCTCAGCCATTCTGTCTATCTCATCCAGCGATTTGCTGAACTCTGACCAATCGGTAGGTTTAGGAGTGGAACGCTTGGGCGCGGGTGTCCGCTTCTTCCCAGCATATACGTTGAGGCCGTGCTTCTTCAGGGTGCTGATGGCTTTTTCGAGGTCATCCACCTTCTCGGCGGGTTCGGGTTCGTCCTCTTCCTCGGACTTCTCTTCCTCGTCTTCCGCGGGGAGTTCCTCATCGCCCTCTTCCTCAGCTTCCTCTTCTTCTTCATCTTCCTGCTTCTCATCGCCGCCCGCCATCTCTTCCAGATAGGCAAGCACTTCCTTGAGTTTCAGGAGTGTATCTTCGAGGTCTTTAACAAGGTCATCTTCCTTATCAACAACCTCATCGCTTACAGGTTCATCCAGCGCTTCCGCAGTATCTGCTTCAACCTTGACATCCTCGGCATCAGCGTCTTTGGCGGTTTCGCCACAAGTGCAACCAGTCATGCCACTTCAGGAAGCTGTTATTATATAAATGAAAGAGAGTTTCCGGAATTAGCCCTTTGGTTTGCCCGGATTCCAGCTTGAACGCCCAACAGCATTGCGCAGTTCATACCCTGATGTGCGGCCCTTGGTTCCATCAGGTTTGTTGTAGGTCTGGTCAAAACGGCCGGGGTTGTACCACAGTTCACTGCACCACGCCCTCTCATCCCTCACTTGGCGCCTGCCCGGCAAGCGTCCTATCTTACGCGCATTAAACCGACAGTTGTTAAACCACGTTTCAGGCGGCGCCCCGATGCCGCCCGGCTTTTTTGGCTTTTTCTCGACCATCGTCGTTACTTGTGCCAACAGCTTATTGCACTTTGAAAGACGCAATTCCTTACTGATGTCTGAAAGAAGCGCCTTGGACTTACTGTAACGGCGCGCGAGGATGGCGCGGTGGTGATTTTCAGCCTGTGCCTTGGATGGGTGGCAGCCGCCCGGTATCGGTTTCCCGATTTTACCCGGTGTCCTGTGATGAAGGATGCACCATTTGCTACCACGGCGCCCTATTTTCTTCTCAACGTCACCGCCGCATTGCACACAGGCTGTGTGCAAAACGTCAGCCGATGTGTGCAAAACGTCCTCACTGGCCTCTTTAGCCATTGATACATCAGTGACCTTGGCATCCGGGTTGGCGGGCGAATCGCCCACCCAAGATACAGACCAGAGGGACAGTTCATTGATTCGGTTGTGGCAGTCGTCTTCCGAATAACAAACTTTCTCTTGGTCAGTAGCCTCTCCCCGGATGCTGCTGGCGCCGTGAGGCCCGAACTGTTTTATTTCAGTCCATACTTTATCGTGCATCGGTAATTTGTCGTGAACGCCGACCCTTATCTTAATTTTACCATCTTTAATTTTATAGCCCAGAGGAAGGCCAATCGGCTGTTCTTCGTGCCGATATGAATAGACACCGTATTTCATATAGAAGTCCATCGCTTCTTTGATGGTCTTTGTGGGTATTAGGTCGCCTTGTTTATCCACGACAGGTGAGGAGATGTATGTTTCCATCACGCGGCTATTGTACCACTCGGGCCGATAGATTTGCCAGCCCGTGTCATTGGCGACTGCCACGGCTATGATTGGACCGCTGAATTAATAAGCGCTGGGGGTTTTCCGGAATTACTTGATGGTAGGCGGTAACAGGCGTATCAGTTCATCAGCAAACGTGATGGGGAAGTTGTCGCGTTCCTTCATGAAAGCAGGACGCAGGAACGGTCGCGGTGGAAGACCGCGGCGCTGGATGGCTGCCTTGACTGCACCATAGGGGATGCCCGGATTGACGTAGCTGTGCCAGTCCCGCAGGCTTCTCTCGAACTCGTCCTTGCCGCTGGAACTGGTGTGCGGTCCGGTGCCGAACTCAACGTGCTTGGCGTAGCCAAGACGGCTGCCAATCTCGTAACGGCGGGCGGCACGGTCGCTTGACATCTCGACACTTCCTGCAAGATTGCGCTTGCTTTTCGGCCCCTTGGGATAAGGCCGGGCAAGGTTTTCCGAGGCGGCCTTCTGAATATCAGTACCCATAGTGAACATAGCGTTGTTCAGGGATTCCTTGATTATCTCCGGCAAGTCCTTCACCACTTCCGCAACCTTGGGTGCGTTGCGCACCTTAATCTTCATCATCGCCAAATTCCTCCTTCAAACGGCGCTTCAGTTCCGCGGACTTCTCCATGAAAATCTGGTGTCGGTACTTTCTGTTACGCTGTTGGGCCGCCACACGCTTGCTGTTCTTCCATGCGCGTTCTGATTCACACTCGTTACACAATCCGTGCGTGCCAACGTGTACCGTCATAGCACCCCGCAAGCATTTCTGACACCGATTGTATCCCATTCAAGCCCTCACCAGCACTGTGCGCTGGTTAGGATGCAAGAGAGAGTGTCCTTTTAAGGATAGACCGTGACGAATACCAATCTCCTGTTGTATTGTTATCAGGTCGTTCAGCGGCAATCCCCTGCCCGGTATGCGCGATGCAAGTTCCTGATGCGCGCGGCAGGTGCGCCTGTCGTGCATCACTATCAGGCGGTAGTTGAACTGGCGCCCCAAGTCCTTCTCGCCCTTCAGATACCCGCGCAGGCGCCCCTCGTTATAGATGCCGTTAATCTCCGTGCGTGCCAGCCTCACCAGCTTGTATGTCTGCAAATTGGCCGCCTTACCCATCTCCGCCACTATCTGCGGAATGGACTTGCCTTCAGCCACTCCAACAGTAATCGTGCGCTGTAAGGAATCACGCAGGTCGCCCTGATAGTTGTTGAAGCCGCGGGAGAAGTGCGGTTCGCCCTGAAGGCTGCGCACCAGTTCCTTGTCATCGGTTCCCATCTCGGCCTTCGCTTCCGTGCCGCGCAGTTCCCCGAATGCCGTCATCATCCCGTGCTTGAAGGTATTAGTGATGTCATCATCAACAGCACCCTTCATCTTGTTAGACAGCAGGATTGCCAAGTCATCAACAGACGCGCGTAGTTCAGTTTCCGTGCGCAATGCGCGCAGCGGTATCAGTTCCTCGCGGACTACTCCGCGGAGTTCTCCGGCAACTCGTTCAATATATCCGCTGGTCCGCTTGGCGCCTTGGCCTCCGGCGACACCGGGAAATGACTTGGAAAATCCTGTTGCACCACCTCCGCAGTCTTTGGGAAGACCAGTTCGCCATTCTCATCTATGTCCACCTCTATGCCCGCAGATTGCAGGGAGGTGAGGATGTTGGCCTTTACCTGAAGGTTATTGAGGCGCTGCGTTTCATTGCGTTCATTAATGTCATTGAAGCGTACCGCCCAAGTGCTGATGTCCAGCAGCTTCAGCAGCGGCTTGAGGAAGCCTTCTTCTATCATACGCTGCGTTTCGCGGATTGTGCGGTCGAAGATTGTTACCTGTTCGCCCTCGCTGTTAAGGCCGCCAACGCCCTGTATGTTACCGACGATTAACGGCATCACGCCATAGGAAGCGTTGATGTCGCTGTTGATGCGTTCCATATAGGGCAGCATCATCAGTTCATCCATGTTGGGCATAACGGGAACGAACTTGGCGGTGGTGCTGGCATCGCGGCTGCTGATGATGGGAATGAAGTTGGGGTTCCTGCGGGTTTCCTCCGCGATGTACTCGCCAAGCCGGTTCAGCGACTCCTCATCGTGGCCCGGTACATCAAGGAAACCCTTGGGTGGCCGTTCCAGCCGGTATATCTTCTTCTGCCACGCCTCAATCGCCAAAGCAGTTTCTATCTTGTTGGCAAGCCCGATAATCGGGGACTGACCATACAGGCGCGCGGACGCGCTGTACTTGTTGAAGTGGATTATCTCATCACGCGCAAATGGTATATTCTCGCCATTAGTTTCATAGAAGTAGCACATCGGCACCAGCTTCGTGCCGGATTCCCTGTTGTGAGTACCCTCCATCATCTCGCGGGTGATGGGGTCGAACATCTCGTCATCACGGAAGCGCCCGAACTCGTCCACGTTGAACCTCATGTGCTTGGCGTCCTCCACCCACAGTTCCTTCACCACGCGGCCGGTGATAGCACCGCCCTCATCAGTAACGTAATCATAGACGATGCTGACCCACGCATCATCGAAAATCTCCACCTGCCGTATCATTGCCTTCATCAGTTCCACGCCTGTTATGTCTGCGCTGCCATTGGTGGGGTCAGCCAGCAGGTGCGCCAGCCGCTTGCGTTCATCATCATCACCCTGCCCGCGGTCTATGTACTCCCAGCCCTTCGCAACAGATTGTGAAGCAATGCGCCCGATGACCGTGCGCAGATGCGAGTAGCGGTCTGCCAAGTCCTCAAGATAGGACTGGTCTATGGATGGCATTATGGCTTCCTGATAGCCACTGTCAGGCGTTACTCCCGAGTACACAGGCGTGCGCGCATCCTTAATCAAATTGGTGTCAAGCGTCTGTTGCCACTGTTCCAGAGGCGACAGCTTGCGCTGGGGGCGGCGGCCTATGATGCGGTCATACCACGCCATTGGTAGCCTCCTTTAGCGCTGCCACTAATTTAAACACTCCCTTTGTCCGGACGGCTATCTGCTTTTCCAGCTTGCGACTCCACTGGTGGCCGCTATTGCCACCCATCAATTTCCACATTATGTAGCCCTTGCTGGGGCGCTTGCGATTGTTGAAGTTCTTACCCTTGGGGTCAACAGGCGCGTGCCGCGCGTAATACTTGTACACACGCATTGCGGTACTTGTGCCAACAGAATCCTCCCCAGTAAGAAGCCGATTAACCTTCAACGTCACATCACCACCGCCGTAACCAAACTTGGCGCGAAGTGCCGCACCCTGTTTAGCCTCCCGTTTCACGCCCTTGGGAATGGGATACGAGTCAGTCAACCGTTCTCCCGCGCCAGCAGGCGCCGGTTGGCCGGTTCATCTATGAAATCCCGCAGCACAGGTTCCACAAGCAGCCCTGTTGGCACCTCATTAGCGCGGGCCAGCTTCTTGAGTTGCCGCTTGGTCTGCGCAGTCACGCCGTACAACTCCAGCCTCTCACGCTTTTTCATATAAAAAGTGGATGGCGAGTGACGGTGTCACAAAGCAAATAGGTGTATGCCCGGGAGGCCCGAAATGGATTAGTTGACGCCTCGCCATCCGGAGAGGTAGTCTGCGATTGCTGTTAATAAGCGTTGCTGTTACAGGAAATCCCAGCGGGTGAAGTGTAGCCGTTTCTTCTCATAGTTCTGCACGACCAGTTCACACATCCATAGCGCCATAACAGCATCAGGCGTGTGTCCCTCAAGGCGCCCGTTCTTACCATAAATCAGCCGTGATAGCCCATCCACCAGCTTCCGCGTGCCGGGGCGGCTGTTCTCCCGCGCATCTATATTCCACGGGATGATATACTTCTCCTGTTCCATACGCAAAGCGATAGCAGGAATACCGACATCGTGGCGATGCTTCTCCTTGCCCGTGTTATGACCCTCAACAGGAAGCCCCTCAAGCTGCTGCGCAGCGTGAACCACAAGACGCTGATAGCCGTTGGACTCCACCATTATCTTCCGCGGCTTGAATCGCACCGCCAGTTCCCGCAGCATATTCACCTGCGCCTCCAGCCACCCGGCACCCCGCGCCTGTATCTTGCCAGACCAGCAGTAATGCACGCGCCGAACGTGCGTCGGCCTGTGATACGACATAACCACATAGGCCGTTTCATCGTGCTGCGTATCCATCCCCACAGCAAGGTCAACACCCATCACCGTTTCCCAGTCATCTCCCTCTGCCGGAATATCCAGCGCGCGGCCCCTGTCAAGACACTCCTTCAAAACGTGGAAGGGAATAACAGCACTCTCCGGGTCCAGCGGGTTCAACAGGTACTCCGACTCGAAAGCCCGGCTACCCATCGTTTCCCTCTCCTCCTCCAGCCGTTCCAGTGACCAGTACTCCGGCCAGCGCGGCGTTCCATCCTCCAGTAACGCAGGATGTCGCAAGGTTGACCAGCGAGGACTTTCAGTAACCCAGTCAGTCACATCCTCCACTCTCTTCTGTGTACCAACCAGTAACAGTGACGCATCAGGCAATCGCATCGGCATAACAACACGCTTGATGTAGTGGATTACCTTCTCATCAGTCAAATTAGGGAACTCCTGCAACACATCGTCCAGTATGATGAGGTGAACGTGCGGCCCCTCCAGCGCCTTGCCAATCGAAGCCGCGTGTACCCTCGAACCGTTGTTGAAATACTTGGCGCCCTTCCTCCACGCACCCTTACCATCGTCCTTCTTCTTTACCATCCCCTCCAAGCGCCATGAACGCCGGCAAATCTCCTCGAACTGTTCCAGCTTGTCCCACGCCTGTTCCAAGGTCGCGGAAATGTACAATGCACGGAAGTTCGGCTGCCGTAGCATCTGGAAGGCCAGTACCGACAAACTCCAGCTTGTCTTCAGGTGGCCGCGCGCGCAGATGATGGCTGTATGCGTCGAATCACGAAAAGCGTCAGTCCACTCGTGGTGCATATCACCCAAAGGCACGAACTCGCCCGGTTCCAAAGCCATATAGGAGTCCAATGCCTCATTCACGAAACTCTCCATCGTCATCGGTGTTGCACGCATTATATCCAGCGCACCTGTCACCGCTTGCGTCAGGTATTTCGATTCAATAGTCGTTCCTTGGGAAGACATTAATCTCCTTGGGCTTAACCCGGTTCACTGTCATATATTCCAGCAAGTCAACAACATTGTCCGTTTCAAAAACCACCTTCCCATCCTCCCACACCCGTACACCCATCTAACTCTTCCAGAAGTTACCCTTGCCATCCATGCTGTACACCTCAAACGAATGCTTGAACTCATAACGCGGTATCAGGCACGCCAAACCCGACTTCTCACCCATCTTCTCCGAATACTCTCCTATCGGCTGCGTCTTCCACATATTGTTGGTGAAACCAAACATCAGGTTCCCCACAGATGCCTTCCAAATCTGGTCGCGGTCTATAAGCGGCAAATACCAGATGTAGTAATCTGCCCGCGTTACCTGTATCCCACTCGCCTTCCCGCGACACTCAAACTCCAACACCAAGTTCCCCGTGCCTTTGAGATAGTCCTTCTCGTACAAATCCGTCTTCACCTCATACAATGTCGTCTTCTTACTGTCAGGGTCCACCATCTTCAGGTCATACTCACTCGTAAACCCCTGTGACAAGCACTTCAGGCCGAAATACATCTCTAAAAAGTGCTTCATCACATTCTGGCCCTGCTGACCATCACGCAAGTCAGGCTTGAAGTCGTAATTAGCCATCAGGCCACCTCCGTA